CCCTTCTTCTGGGCAAGATATGTTAAAGTTGTTAGTAAATCATCTCTTTTTTCGTCATTTGTAATAGAGACAATTTCACACACCAAATGCAGCTGCATCAATTTACTATGAGCATAATCTGGTCTGGATGTATTAAATACCGATACCACATTCTTTTGAAACTGGTTTTCGGTTATTCCTGTATATTGTTTTACTTTATTGAATTTATACAAGAATCTATTATAATCATTCATAAATTCTTGTTCGGATGTAGGATAGTTTTTGTTATCGTTATCCCAAGTAAGGCCTTCATCTGTAAAAATTTTTCTGGCCATATCTAAAGGAACTTTACCAAGTCTTGCAGAAGTCGCACCCAAGTCTGTCCCTTCAATTTTTAAATTATTAAACCCAGCACTATTTTGTCTGATTTGAAATTTAATTTTTCCCTTTTTACCTTCTACAACAATTTTGGTATCTGAGTTAATAAACTCTCCATTACCTTTTGTTTTTAAATTTATATCAATATCAGAAAGTTTAAAATTATATTCTTTATCATCGAAAATATCCATATTTTCTAGATTCACAAGTTCCCATTTTGCAGTTCTCCCAGACATTTTCTTTAGAGAAATTCCAACGATTCTTCTCTCATGAAACATATCTCTAAGAATAGCATTAAATTCTTCTAATGAAGTTACATCGTCTAATACCTTTTCTTTCAAGGTATTTTTTACTTTATTAAGGTCAGATACTAGCCATATATCTGCAGGATTCCAAGTATCCTTTTTTGCAATACCATATTTTTGTTTGCAAATACTAGTAATATAATCCATAAACCCACCATCTCTGGAGTAGTGTCCATATCTGGTGTTTCCGACTTCTCTATATGTGGTGAGTTGTTGCTGGAAGAATGTGTTTTCCCATTCTTCATTCATTGCAGGATATATCGTTTTCAAATCATTGCGATATAATTTCATAAAGGCGCCTTGATTAGTATACCCATTATTTTCAATACTTTTTTGTATTGCAAAAAGAGAGGCGAGTTCTTGCATCTGGGTAGTCTTCCCATCAGAACCGCCTCCCATTCCACTAAAGGGCGCTTTATCTATTTGTGTCCACTTGTATCCATTAAAAATGGGAAGGTACTGGCCACCTTTTGTTAAAGAACCTGTAACTCTAGGTTGTGATTTGTCCTTCACTGCCCCAAGAAACTTTTTCACTTCTGGAGTCAATTGAACTACGGCCTTTGATCTATCCGCAAACTTTAGTTCTTTTTTACCATTAATAACATCTGCAACCATATTCAAATATGGTTTTTCAAACTTTGCTTCTTTTGATCCAAGGTTTGCCAATGGAATTCCCTTTTTATTAAGTTAATACCATTATTTATAATTTTACATATAATGGAGATATGTGCCGACAACATACTTATCATCAGACTTTGCGGGCATACATTGATGTGGGTGTGTCCAGAAAGGCGGCCAGATTGCAAGTCTTCCCTTAACTGGATTCACACTTAGATTATAATCTGGGAAAACGGTCTCCCCACCCTCTTCGACATCATTCAAATAAAAGAAACATGCAACAAATCTTTTTGCAGATAAGTGGTCTCCAACATCTGAATGATATTTAAAATCATCAGCAGAACCCTTAGTATATTTTTTCATTTTAATTTCTTCGTTGACACACTGGCCAGGAAAAAACATAATGTTATTATGTCTGCGATACATTTCAGTATACTCAGAAATAATAGTTAAAAGTTTCATAGAAAATTCTTCAAACTCTGGGAACTTTTCAGATAGTTCTGGGTCAAAGAAATTTACTTCGGTATATGTTCTCGCTTCGGTATTTACTTTTCTGTGATGTTCGTTTGCATCTTCAAACAATTCAATCATCTTAGTACAATCTTCATCAGATAAAACATTATCCCAAACAGAAATAAATGCCCGTTGTCCATCTGGTGGTCGTATATCAAAATTATCTTCATCTACTTCAAAATGAACTGTTGTTTCTGCAGTAGTTGCAGTATTTGCTTCTTGTGTCATATTTTTATCTCCACACTTCCAATTTTTTTCTTTCCTTCGTTTTGAAAATTCTTATAGGACGATGTACTCACCTCTTCTACGATATCATCTTGTGCAGAATTTTCTGCATCGTAAAGTCTCATCTTTGGCCTATCGATTCCAACAACAAAGCGTTTATGATTATTAATGTCATTATATCTATTCTTCAATTGTTTAACCAGAATCTGATTCATGTCTTCCAACTCTTCAGTAGATATCAACGCAAACATCAAGTCTGCAGTCGCAGGAAGTCCAAATGACTCTGAAGTATCTGTTAAGTCAACATCTGTATTTGAGTAACCAGAACGAGTGGTCTGTGTCGCACTGATGATAGGTACATCATTCTCAACAGCAAGTCCTCTCAGTTCTTCTGCAATTGATTTTACAAGAGTATAAGAGTTTATACCAGCACCATATCGAATTCTTGCAGAACTACAAATATTCAAATAATCAATGAATATAACATCTGGCGTAAAGTTCTTTTTCAGATGCAATTCATTCAACAAATGTCTAAAGTGATTTGCATTTGCAACTGCAGTTGGATACTCTTTAATAATCAACTTACCAGTGGTTTTGTTTTTAATCTTTTCTATTTTCTTCTCAAATGAAGATTTCGAAGTACTTGCAACATCCGCAATAGAAATGTTAAGTAAGTTAGCATCAATTCTTTCTGCAATTTTTTCTTCAGACATTTCTAATGTAATGTATAAAACATTTTTCCCCATCATATAATGGTTTGCTGCAAGATCGCACATAAACAAAGATTTACCAACACCTGTACCAGCAAGAGCAACATTTAATGTTTTGTTCGATAGTCCACCTTTGGTAATTTCGTTGAATAATTCCAAGTGAAAAGGTATCTTTTCTTCTACTCTATTATAAAACTCAAATCTAGTTTCAAAATCATCAACAAAATCATGTCCAATATGTGTATCAAATGATACAGCAAGTGCATCCTGTAGTAGTTTTGGTAAATCACCCTTCTGATCTTCATGGTCATTCAATATACTGATAGATTTCATAACTGCATTATATAATGCACGCTCTTGACACCACTTTTCAGTATGATCTACTTGCCAGTCAGTTTCTTTCTCATCAGTTTCTTTTAATGACTCAATAAGAGCATGTGACTCTTTAAAATTATTTTCACTCAAACTAACATCATCTAATGATATCATTAAAGAATCTTTGGTTGGGGTAGTATTGTATTTTTCAACATGACTACGAATCAACTCAAATATAACTTTATTTGGTTCACTAGTAAAATAATCTTTTTCTAGGTATGGTAATGTTCTTCGCACATAATCTTCATTAGAATATAATGCACTTAGAATTATACTTTCACTTAATTCCATTCAATTTATCCGCTTCATCATAAAGTTTTTTTGCTTCAGACTCTAAGGTCTTCGCTCTATTATGTAGTTCTATAATCTTTTCTTCTTTAGTTAAAGTTTTTTTTTGATCGATCAAAGTAATTGTTTCTGGTTCTTTATCTTCAGTACCATAAACTTCTTTCCACTTATCTGCAGGACATCTTAGATTTGCAATCTTTGCTTTTGCAGGCATAAAACATCCACACTTTTTACATACGAGTGCCAAACCTTGAAAGTGCTCACACCCTCTACAAGTATTAAGTCTTTGTTTATATACATGTTTAGAAGCAAAGATTTTCATCTAATTACCAACTCTATATTTCTTTTTCAAGAAGTCATTGAATTTAGAATCCACCAATAAGTCTTTCCAAAACTCAGGGGTATGGGTTTCTTTTTCACGAAACTTCTTATCATCAACCTCACCAGTTTCTGGATCAACCATTTGATACCATCCACCAGATCTAGATATTACACCATAATCTAGTGCCATGTCAAGAAGACCTGATGTTTTATCTACACCATTATCCCAAGATACCGAAATTGGAATTTTAGATTTTTCTTTAACAAACCTAGACTTCTCCACATTGATTACAAAGTGATAACCTTGAATTTCTGCACCAACTTTATCTTGTTGTCTACCTACAATCCAAATAGTATCTGCACTATAATACATTCCAGTACCACCAGAAACTACCTTTGTTGGATACAGTCCTTGAGAATCGTATGTATGATTAATTGCAACCATTGGAATATCTTTCATTGTTAGATGCGGTGTTACCATTCTAAACAAAGACTTGAATTGTTTTGCTCTTGTCATATCGGCGGCAGACTTTTGATTCTCTGCATCCTCTACTTCTTTTTTGGATGCAAGGTTTCCCACAGAATCGACCATGATAAAAAGTTTGTCTTCTGTTTCGATTTCTTTTAATTGCGAAACTATATCAAATTTTAATTCTTCCAAATCAGTAACTGGAATATGTACAACTCTTGATGTATCGATATCGAACACATCAAAATAATTTTGCGGTGTACCAAATTCACTATCATAAAAAAGTGCAACACCTTCTGGATACTTGTCAAGATATGCCTTCATCATAATCAAACCAAATGCAGTCTTGAAGTGTTTACTAGGGCCTGCAATCATAGTCAACCCAGATGTATATCCTTTATCCAACGAACCAGAAAATGCAACATTCACTGCAGGAATGTTTGTAGGAATATTATCCTTTTCGTGTAGAAATGGAGATTCGGAAAGAGTATTAACTCTTCCGTCTTTGAAAGAAGTATTCTTTCTCAATTTACTCATTAGTCCAGACATATTATTCTCCTATTAAAAAAAATCGTCTATTGTGAATATTTTTTCAACCTTCCATCCAATAGCATCAGTGATGGTTTTAATTGGATCAAGGAAGGCCTTTTCGAATTGTTTTGTATAGTCAATGTAATCATTTAATCCAAACTCATTTGGAATAACTGATGCCATCGCAATGGTATTATTGCCAATTGGATTTGGTTCTTTAAGGTAAACAAACTTAATCTTTTCACCTTCTTGAATTAGTGGGTATGTCATCTGAAGTTTGTGTTTCTTAACCAAATTATTGAAATGAATGACACCCTTTACATGGATGGGCGTTCCCTTCTTGTATAGTTCTGCAGAATCGAAATACTTTCGTAATCCGTTGACACTTCTAGGAAATGCAACCTCATCTACAGGAAAGGTTTTAAAGTCTTCTCTAAAAGTGTCGATAAACTGAATAAGTTCATCGTTATCACCACCCATAATAACCTTAAAGGATTCTTTCAATTTATCCCGACATGCTGCTGGGGTAGATGATCGAACCGCCTCAATGCCCATAATTTTTAGGTCTGGTTCTTTATATCGAACTCCCTCACTGTCATGGACATTTAGAATATATCTTTTCTTCGCAGTCCACAATCCTTTTGATGCAATAACTTCTCTTTTCATGAACATCTTCTGTTCATATGCATTCATATACGAAGCAAGTTCTTGATAACTACGATCAATAAAAGGTTCGAATTTCTCTTGAGCGACTCTATCAAGGAAGTTAACCACTCGTTCCGTTTGTATACTATCCTCAGTTTCCTTGTCTGCAGTTCCTTGGTTAAACACTTTATGTACCAAGTCACCAAGAGTGACGTATATCGAATCCGTATCACTTGCAATAACGTAATTCTTTTCTTGTTCATTTTGTAGAATTTTGTTGACATATTCATTTACTTTCTTTTCAATCCATCTGATAGATAACTGTCCAGATAGAGTGATAGACTCCGCCTGTCTGATATCGAAATACCTAAAGTACTGATTCCCCAACGCACCATAAGCCGAGTTGAGAAGAATCTTTGCGGCCATCTGTTTATTATTGAGTGCGGCAATCCTTTTGTCTAGTTCTTTGGGGTCGCCGTCACCATCAATTTTCTTTTGTTTTGTCTTCAACATTTCCTTCTTATACAAAACCCTGTCATCATACATCTTCTGCATAAGTTTTGGAAGGAAACCTTTTTTGTCATTATTATATAGAACACCATTAGGGGTAAGTGACAAGTTACTCTTAGAAATAATTTCCGTATTTGTTTTCATTTCTAATAAATCGTCAACGGATGTATCTACTCTGTCTGTTTCAACCAAGGTTTCTGGTGAAATGTTGTATTGCATGATAAGGTGTGGGTATAGACTGTTCAAGTCAAACGAAAGAATCCAGTCATGCATTCCGACAGTCGGTTCCTTTACATACGCACCGGCGTATGCAGCAGTTTTACTGTTATTTCTTTTTGGTGGAATGACAATATTATCTTTTTTAAGATGATTGAATGCAATCGAGTCCCAAGTTTTGATAGGAGAAAAAACCTCATCATAGTTCACTCTCGCCTCATATGCAATTGTAATCAACAGTTCTAAGAGTTTAAGTTTATCGTCAAGTCTATCAACAAGTTCAACATCTTTGATATTATAGTCAATATACTTTTGATAGTCTTCTTTGTAGAACAGATGCATGTGCGAGAACTCTGAGTGGTCTAACTTTCTTTCACCCAACTCGACAAAGGCAATATGGTCAAGACGATAACTTTCTCTCGTAACATAGGTAAACTTTCGATACAAGTCAAGATAATCAACAATGTTAATACCAAGTACATTGACTTGTTCTTGTAGTTGGCCACGAATGTTTTTTTGCATTCTATCTACAATACCCCAAGGAGAAAGTCTTTTGGTGTTATCTTCTCCAAGGATTTTTGTGATACGGTTTACGAGATAACTCATATCAAACTGATTAACATTCCAACCAGTCACAATATCAATATCTGCAGCCTCCCACAAATTTAAGAAAGACTTGAGAAGTTCAATCTCACTGGTACATTTGTAATACTTAATATTGAGGTGAGACAAAGACTCATTAGTATTCTCCCAGTCTCCCAAACCAAGAACAGTATACATACCATCATACTTAAGAGTAATGGCGTTTACTCGTTCTATTGCTTCTAGGGGATTGGGGAAACCGTTTTCACACTCGACCTCAATGTCAAGTGTTGCAATTCTAATCTTGTCCAGATCAAATTCTAAATCTGAATAGTTGTCTGCAATGTACGGATAAATAAACTGCGTCATTCCGTAGAATGACAGAATACCATCATTTTCTTTTATCTTTGCTCTTGCCGTACGGATATCTGGAAATTTAACTTTTCTCAAATATTTACCATCAAGAGAACGATGTGATGTTTTTTCTTTTACTTCATAAAAAAGAGATGGTGAGTAAGAAGTTCGATACCTCTTACGCTCACCATCAACAGTTTCTTTGACAAGAATTTTATTTCCAAGATTCTGGATATTAGTATAAAATCGCATGATTCCTCATTATGTAAATTACTAGGTGCATTATATCACACAACGCACAATAAGTCAATCACTAAACTTTAACAAATCCGTGATTTCCACCCTTTGGTGTTTTGAGTGTTGGTGTGCTTGGTGGGAGAACTAGCCCACTACCAAATATTTTATTGTATTCATTAGTCAACTCATTTACAGGGTCAACAATAAATCCAACATATGATTTGGCAACCGTAATTCCGTCTGAAGATTTTGTATATGGCATAAAGGGTGCCAGGCCTACTCTTGCAGTAGCGGTTGTTGTATCGGCGTAAGAAGTGGCGATCTGACATACATCTTTTATGTAGATAGTACCATCTTCTTTTTCCGATACATCGCCCATAATCTCTTCACCAGAAATTAGTCGCAGAACTTTAACTGCCATCTGTTGTTTCTGCAGGCTCTGGGGTTTCCGCTGTCTGTGGGACTGGTTGCTGTTGAATATTTGCAAAATACTGAATTACAGTTTTTAGTTTGTCTTCTGCCATTGCAAGGTGACAAACCTGTTCATCCATTTCTGCCACAATATCACTATGTTCACCAACACCTACAGAATTTTCAAAATATGTTTGAAGATTTGCAATTGCCATATCTCTTTCATATTCATACTTTCTAATAAGTGCTCTCAATTTCATACTATTGGAATAATCGAACTTCATCTGCTTTCGCTCCTCTTTTGATCCATTTCTTTTCATTTTTAATGTGTGTTCTTAAACGTTTTTGTAACTCTCTACTTTCAGGCGAGTCACCCAACCATTTAATAACTCTTCTTTCGAACCATGCCCACTCCATGTTCAATACTTTCTGTACAACATTTGGATGGGCAATTACGATTTTTTTGTTATTCAATAAGTCTTGAATTAAAAGGTCATTTGGCAATCCTGGCGAGAATTCAATATCTCCCAACCCTCCAGAATTTTTAGAAACCTTATAAACCTTATCCTCACTCATTTCAATTTCGGTTTCTTGTTCTGATAATTTCATTAACTATCGCCCTTAACAATCCATTCTTTTTCGTCTTGAATTTCTGCACGGCGTGTTTTACACAACTTCATCAATTCATTAAGGTGTTTTCTTGCACGAATTCCTGCAGACTTATTACCTTTTTGAAATTTTTCATTTTCTAATTTATACTGTTCTAACTCAATTGTTAGTTGGTCATGTGTTTCCATTTTTTAATCCTCATCAAATGATGGGGGGAATGGTTCCCCCCAATTTTTTACTCTGCCAAGAATTTTTTCTTTTTATTCGGCAGTGTTTTAGAACCACCGATATCAATTCGGCGAGGTTTCTTTTCTTCTGGGATTACATGTTCTAATTCAATAACAAGCAATCCATTCACTAATTCAGCACCCACTACAACAATATCGGCATTTAATGTAAAGGTTCTTTCAAAGTCCTTTCCAGAAATACCTCTATGTAGGAATGCAGAATCATTTTGTTTTTCTTGGACAGAACCTTTTACTCGTAGAATACTTTCTTTTATTTCTACTTCAAGTTCGTCTTCCGAAAATCCAGAAACTGCGATTTCGATACGATAGTTCGAATCTGTTTCTTTGATTACATTGTAGGGGGGATAGTTTTGCGTTGTTGATTGAGTCATTGCCTCAAGTTCATTAAACAATCTATCAAACCCGACACTGTAACGCATAAATGGGTCTAAACTTCTTAATCTTGTACTAACCATGTTTTCCTCCTATATTTAGCAAGGTTTATGTACTGTCCCTTTCGGTAACATGTGGATTTTACTGCGATTGCACGATGGAACCCACGATCCATATACTATATATAATCAATATATAATATTATTCAAGTCTGGTTGAAAAAAATTTGGGCCTTTTAGAACTTTTCCATCATCTCTATAGATGGGTTTACCATCAAGTCCTAGTTTAGACATATTGGAACGATGAACTTCATCGAAACATTTATCTAAGTCTATACCATAGGCATGTCCAGCGCCATAAACAACATACAACAGATCAGTTAATGCATCTGCTACTTCTACTAAATCGTTGTCTAGGATTGACGCCACTCTAAGTTCTTGTAACTCTTCTTCAATCAACTCATTTCTTAAACTAACAATTTCTTTACTTGGAAATTTTGCCTTTTGTACAACTTCTTGTCCAAAGGTTTCCATAAACTGTTTTACTTTTTCAAAATTAGTCATTAAGTAGTTCACCTTTCAAATTATTTTTTTCTACCAATATTATACTTTGGTACTAACTCCCAATTATCTTTCTCTTTATGAGAAATTATTTTAATTTGAGAAATAGGGGCACTTTCAAATTCGTCTGTCTTAACAACATTAATTAATCCCCACTCTTTCAATAGATTTACAACTGTATTCCTTCTTGCCCTGTCATTGTCAGAAAAGTCTGATGATTTTCCATCAAGTTTAAACAACTCTTTGAAATGAACGATGTAATATTTTCCTTGTTTATGAAGAATATGGCAAGATTGATAAAGTTTTCTGTCTTTTTTTGATGCGACACCAATTCTAGTTAATGTCTCTCTAATTTTCAAGAAGTCTTCTTGATCACCAAGTGCAACTTCCACTAAAGTTTCTAGTACTGACATAATTATCCGCCTTTATTCATTTGACTCTTTATTTCCTCTATTTGTTTTTTTGTTAGGATATTAAGAGCCTGTTCTGTTTTTTTATTATTATATCCATAATATTCTTTTACATAATCAAAGTCATTATGAATAGTTTTTTTATGCCAAGGTGAAAACCTTTTCCTTGGACGTATACTATTTAGTAAATAATCGAATTGTAACTTATTATCAAGATTATGATATTTGTTCATTTCGTTGGCGTATAATATAGTATCTTGGAAATTAGAGTAGTTCTTGTTTACAAGGTAAGGTTGATAGTTTTTCTCCCATTGTTCATCATCACTATCCATCAACCTCTTTTTTGTATGAGAGATTGATGGAATGTAATCTTTAAATAAATCGTAACTCATTTCCAGTCACACTCTACCATTAGTTCAGTAAGACATGCAACTAAATTGATTTCCTGATCAGCTACAAAGGCAGACTTATACGAATAATCTGCAATTGTTACGACTGCCTGGGGTATGGAAGATGGTTCCATATGGTCATACAGTCCATCATAGATACTTCTAAACAAAGTATTAGGGTCATTGTCTAAATTTTGATTTACCCATCCACGCATTTCGGTAAACTTTTTATCTTTTAAGGCAGATACTAACTTACCAAGATTTATTTCTCCAACATCAGTGAGAAGGCCTTCGTCAATCTCACCACCTATAGAATATCTTTGCAACTCATTTAAAACTCTTCTCCAATCTGGAAAGTGTTTCATTACAAGTTGTTGAATGACTTTTTCTTTATACTTGATATTCTCACTATCAAGAATCTTAAGAACCCTAGTGTAAAAACCAGATGCAAGTTTTGGTTTGTCTTTTTTTGCAATCTTAAATTCTACTAGAGAGCACCGACTATGAAGTGGTTCGATGATACGATTTTTAAAATTACAAGTGAGAATAAATCTGCAATTGCCTGAGAATTCTTCGATAAACCCACGCAAAGCAGGCTGAGTCGATTGCGGATTGAGATAATCTGCCTCATCTAAAATAATAACCTTTCCAAATTCTGCATTATCACTCGCACTAAAACTTACAGTTGATGCATAGTTTCTAATCTTGGTTCTAAGAGTGTCGATGTTTCCATCTTCTGAACCGTTCACTAATATATAGTCAACATTCAGTTCTTCGCATAATGCTCTAGCGACAGTTGTTTTACCAATACCAGGCCCTCCTGCAAGGAGTAGGTTAGGAAGACTACCGTTTTCTACGAACTCTTTGAAGGTCGCCTTTAGGTCGTCCGGCAATATGCATTCGTCAATGGTTTTAGGACGATATGACTCTACCCATAGATAATTTTCTGAACCCATCCTCACTCTCCATAAACAGAATCTTGTTCAAGTGTAATCCAATACTGAATAGGAAGTTTCTGATGGCGGAAAGTTGAGATTTTGTTCTTCGAAATACTTACAGAATAATCACCTTCGATAAGTTTCAAGTTCTCAGACTTGAAGAACATTCTAAAGTTTTTATCACTCTCGCCAACTGGTTCTTTTGCAACATTAGAGGTATCATCTTTCTTATCCAATGCACACAAAAATACTTTTTCATCATCACCAGTTTCCAAAGAAAAATCTGGAAGTCCACTTATCGATGCCACTTTATTGATTGTCGAAAGTGTTGTATTAGGAATATTAACATCAATATCCCAAGTTGGAGATGGTTTAGAACCTGATGGATTGTTTTCCGAACCATCTAGTTCAAATGTATTTTCTGTATATACAACAATAGATGGTTCTGCAGCATAGAACTTATAACTCTTTTCCCCATTGGTCATCATCACATACTTTTCGTGAAATTCAAGTTCTGGGTATACTGACAATAGGTTTAAAAACTTTGTCAAATCATAGATACAAAAATCTACTGGAAAGTCTTCTGTTACATCTGCGGCTGCAAGGATATTTCGCATCACGGAAATAGTCGAAAGTCGATTACCTTTTTTAAGATAAATCGACTGATTAATAGTAGAATAATTTTTTAGAATATTCTGGGTTGTTTCACTCAATCTCATTTATATTTTCTCCATAAGTTAAATCATGATTATGTAATGCCAGTAAACCATAGTGGATCACCTTCAATAGATCTTTTCTATGATCTTCTGGTGATCCCTTTTTACCATATCTTTGTGTATATTTCAATACATTTCCTAAACAAAATCCTTCGCCTAAACCATTATCCATAATGAATTCGGTCGATTGGAATCTGCCTTGCGAATAGTGTTGGTTGTATGTATTATCGATGTATGCCCGAATCTCTTCGAGCAATACATCTTCGTTGAACTTATAATCTATCAAAATGGTTCCTCATTGAATAGTTCTTCATCATTCGTTCCCATGTTTGTGACATCTTCACCACCGTTAATCTTGGTGAACAGGTCAACAAAGGATGACTTTGTATCTTCATCAAAACGATTTGTACAAAGTTCTACTGCCTTGAACACATCACCAAATATTGAATATGTCTCGACAATGTGGACTAGACGGCGAGTAGAAATGATTTCATCGATACCACCTTCTTCAAAGGTTCGGCGAATTGCGGAAGCCCAAGTGGTAAGGTCTTCGATGATTTTTGTTTCTTCAGAACCAACCTTACCAAAGGAAGTAAGATGGTTTGTAAGAATTTTCTTCTCTACCGATTGAGAAGGATACTCCTGTTCAAAGGTAACTTTGAATCGTTCCAAGAACGCCTCGTTCAGAACATTAGTACCGATGAACCGTCCATCATCAGAACCTTTACCTTTTGTGTTTGCAGTTGCAATAACTGTAAACCCAGGCGCAGGACGAACCATGCGGTTATCTTTCTTTAGATAAACACCCTTACCATCAATGATAGACTGGAGACACATAATCTTATTTGATGCAAGGTCAATTTCATCAAGAATAAGAACTGCACCTCGTTCCATTGCATCGACAACAGGGCCTTGTGAGAAGACTACATTACCATCAACAAGGGTTTTATCCCCCAACAAATCTGACTCATCAGTTTCGATAGTAATTGGAACTGTAATACACTCACGTTTCAGTTGAGCACAAAGTTGTTGCGAACCGTAGGTTTTACCGTTTCCAGAAAGTCCAGTAATGAAAACAGGATAAAAGATTTTTGATGAAAGAATCTTTTTCATGTCATTGTAGAATCCGAACTTAACAAAGTTTGGATCTTTTTCTGGAATCAATGATTCTGTATGACGTTCTGGCATTGACACCGCCGACTTTTTTGTTTTTGTAATAGGAACAACATTACCTGTAAGCATATTAAACACATTACTTACATTGTAGGAACCATGTCCTTGGCGGTTTTGTGTTTTACACAACCATTGGGGAGTTGCCTCACCAAACTCTTCTGCCTCGGCAAGAATGTCTTTTTTACGGACAACACTACCATACTTGGTTTGGAGTTTTGAAAGGAACTCTACCTTTTTGTCTTTATTCCACATTATATATTCTCCACAGGGAAGGTTTCACAAATCATCATTACAAGTACATAATACCAAAAACTACTAGGGTTGTCAATAGTTTTTGGCAATTATTTCACCAGATCGACAAATTTATTTAGAAGTTGGCGACTGGTTTTTTTCTTGGATTGGAATTTTGCAAACTGTTTTGCAATTTTTGCATTAGTCATATCATCACTAACTTCCAATTCATCTTCACTACCTTGGTTACGCATATCAAGAATGTAATATTCATCATATCCACACTTAGTAGCTGTCAAGAAACCATTTTTACGAGACTCTTTTAGGTATTTTCCAGTATCACACCACACATTTCCTTTACCCATGTAATTATAGATAGCGGATTTTAAGTCCCGAAGGTTATTCACAACATAAAACCCAATAGAAGAGGCATTATGTTTATTTTTCATATAATCCAAATATGCATCAGTTTGACTATGTTTTTTTGTGTCATACGAAAAGAATGTTCCTGTATTCTTGTCCTTTACAAAAACTGTACTGGAATTGAGAGTCCGGCGCCAAGAAAATCCTTTATGAGAAATCCACTTTTGTCCATCGGGGGTTTCATCAACATATTGGAAATGATCTCCTGCCTCACCATCTGTCAGAACTACAAAACTCATTTTCTGAACTGAGTTTTCTTTACGAAACTTACCTACTACTTTATCAAGAATAATCAAAGAATCGTTAAGAGGAGTTCCACCCATGCGGTATTGATCCAGTTCATAAGTTATACCATAAATATGATATACATTTGCATATGCAAGATTGATATATTGCCGACATGCTTCATAGAATTCAGACTTTTTCATTTTATGAGACAACATGCAATGAAGTTTTACATTTGGACTAAAAACATGTTCACCTACTTCTAGCGATTCCAAAATTTCATATTTGTCAACTTTAGAACGATTTTGATCACTGAAGTTGTAAACCTCAAAAGGAATTCCAACACGGCGGCAAAAAGTTGCAAGAATAATTGTTTGTTCTACCGTCTTAACCAACTGACGATGCATAGAACCTGACCAGTCAACAAGCATAACCATACCATGGTTTTTGCCTTCTGGAATGACATTTTTCTTTTTAAAGATATCTTCATTCAACTGGAAACTCCAAAGTTTGTTGGAGTTGATATTACCAGACTTCGCAATATAACTTTTCGCATACTCATCTGCAGACTTCTTCATTTCAAATTCTTTTACAAGATAAGAAATTGTTTTGTTATGTTTTGCAAGAAGATTAGTATATGAGTTTGTCCAGTAGTTCTTCATTTTTTCAGTTGTAATCAAGCTCATATCCAACTTCTTCGCAAGATCATCACGCACTTCTGTCCACTGAATAATATAATCATTTGCATTGAATTTTGGGATATCAAGATATGTGATAGACGCTTCATGATCTATCAATTCTTTAAGTGCATCTGCAAGGTCGGTTGCTGTCTGAGACACAAACTCATTATCATTAATTCCAGAACCACCTTCTTTCCCACCAGTAGATGTTGTAGGTGTTTCTTCACTATCTGATGGTTCTATTTTATCACCACCGTTTGCAGAAACTTTTTCTTCTGAAGAAGATTTGGAATCATCATCATTTCCGTTTTCTGAATTTTTTTCCTGATCAGCATCACCATCACCATCAGTCTCTTCAATCTCTTCAGAACTGTCAGAAGAAATATCAATACTTTGTGCATCTGGATTTTCTTCTTCATCGGATGGTGAAACAGAATTTTGCATTTGATTTTCTTTTTCTTCTTCTACTTTCTCAGAAATGAAGTTAAAGATTTTTTCTGCAACATCCGCAACTTCTGCAAATGTTTCAGTTTCTGCAACCATTTTTACATATGGAAGTTCTTCTGTAGTAAAGTAACCCTTTAGATCATACTGGTTCGAAGGGTACTTAAAGAACACATTGATTTTATCGATAAATGACATATTACCGAAATCGGATTGTTGAATTCCGAAAAAGTCTTTGTCATGAAGTTCATCATAACCTTTGAAGAAAGATGAACGCAAGCCAGGAAACTTTCGTTTCATCAATTTTTCAATTCGAGCATCTTCTACAACATTAACAAACGCTTTGTTAGAACGTTTGATTGCATTTTCTAAAACACCTTCTTCTGAAGGAGTATATAAAGCATGTCCCACCTCATGTCCTACCAACAGGTCATAAAGTGTACCAGACATATCTTTCCAAAGAGGGAGGGCAAGAACACGATTTTTTACATCAAAGTAAGCAGTCTCAATATTCTTGTGTTGAACCGAAATGTCTTCTTCTGCCATTAGTTTAGCAAGAAGACTTTTCGAATTCTTTGTGAACATCACAACATCATTCATATCAAAAATCCCATATAGAGAACCAAATCACTATATGATGATCTCATATTACAGGGGGTTTGTCAAGCACTTTTTAAAAAAAACTATCTAAACTTATCACTCTTTTATGTCGAAACATGTCGAAATCGTCCTTATCCTTTTGAAAACACCAGACATTTTCCATATAAATTTTATTCATAAAGGTATTCATTTTTTCTTTATCGAAGTTACCATCTTCATCAGAAAACACCGCCTTTCCTTGTGGCCTTTGCATAATTCGCATACCAACCTGTCCAGTAAACGAATCACTCAACATATCCACAAGTTCATCACCAGAACGATACCTTTTACCCTTAATCTTGGGATCCATGATGTTTATCAACATATGTCCACCACTTCTAAGAGAATCGAAGGTGTTTTGAGATACTGGTAAATAAAAATCATCTCTCCATGCTTCATATTCATTAAATTTTGCCCAAGATTGATCTTCGGAATGTTCTCCACCTTCATTATATCTTTCTGTTGAAAAATATGGAGGCGAAGTAAATGCACAATCAATGTCACCAATATCATGCCAAGGCAGATTCTCTGCACCACAACGATAAAATACACAAGTTTTCTTATCACCATAAAGTGCGAAATAATCTTCTTTATCTACGATTTTATAAGTGTTACCTATTAACTTAGAGTATTCTTGTGCCTGAATTTTATAATTCTTGAATGTGTTTGGATTTGGATCACAACCAATATAAAGTGTTGCATTAGAACAAAAGAATCCTGCAAGTCTATCTCCCCAACCCATCGAAGTATCCAAAACTCTCTTTGCGGAAGTCATTTCATATATGCACTTTGCAACTAACGGTTTAAACTGCGTAGCAATGTATGTACCGAGTCTAAACGCCATCATGTACTGTTTGTTAGTTAGTTCCCAACTATCGTTCACACCTCGCCATATGGGGCCTAGCACACCCCAAATGTTATCACCCTCGTTCCACCTATCTACTGGTGATTTATACCCATAGGAACCACAGGACATTCTTTCTTTGTTTTGGAAATAATCACTCACTTCATTGAAAACGGATGGGGCATCAATCAATCCAATACCATATTCTTTAAAAGAATATTTGTAATCATCGTATTTTTCAATAACCTCTTTTTGTAAGTTTTCTACTGGAGAAATATAGTCCGAATAATCTGCAGACTTTAATTTTCTAAATTTAGAAACAAGTTCATCATATGAAAACTCTTTATATGGAAATAGAGGTTTTTCGGTTGTTATGTACTCTGCAACCGTTGATCTAAAAACATCACGACCATATTTTTCTGTCGCAATAGTAAACAGTGTACTATCCATAACAGGCAATCTATTTTCATTCGTAATGGTTTTTAAAAAATTATAAAGTTCTTTATTACTATCTGTCTTCATCAAAAATGTCCAATCACTGTGTTGCGTTCGTCTGCAATTCTCTCAAGAGATAAAAGATATGTCTCTCGTAAAAGTTCCGAACCATAATATTGTCTATCACTTCTAATACATGCAACTGCAGTTGTGCCACTACCCATAAAAGGATCATAAACTATATCATTCTCTTTAGTATAATTCAAAATGCATCTTTTTGCAATAGATATTGGCATTCCATATGAATATTTTTTATATTTTTCACCATATCCATCGAACCATACATCTGGTTTAAATTCTTTTGACATGTATTGTTTCACTTTACCTTTACCAAAAGTCATTACATTACCGTATGTCAATCTATATAAATCAACTTTATCACTCTTAACCCATATCTTATGAGTCAGTAATTTATAACCCAAACAACTCATTGAGTGTTTCAGAATACTAGATTTGGGTACAATAGTTCCATTGTATTTTCTGTCGGTAAAGGCAACAGTAAATGCATTACTTTTTGGTTTTGCAGCACTAAAAACTTCAATTAAAAAATCTTGATAAAGGTCTGGTTTAGATGGATCTATACCTATTTCTTCAAAATCTGGTGGACTTGTAAAAAGATAATCATATTCCAACTCACCAATCCATTCTTTGTAATCACCTAATAATAATTTACTTGTCATTATGTATTTTGTCCAATCCTACTAAATCCTTTTACCTTTTCAAATCTAACAACACTGTGGAACTTGTCATATAATATATCACCCTTATGACTGATAACAAAAACATTGTTACCACCTAAAGTATTTAGCAGTTTTAAAAATTCATCTGTACCAGTTGCATCCAAAGAACTATCAAACACTTCATCAAGAATAAGAAGATTGGTGTTGACACTATTCTTCATACGAGCGATTTCTCTCCAAGTAAACAGAAGTGCAAGGTCAATACGCATTTTTTCGCCTTCAGAGAAAGAAGGATATGTAAAGTTTTCCCTTGCTCTAGACTTAATATTTTCAGAGAATTTTTCATCTAAGGTAAAATTAATATAAAAATCCATTTCTTGTAAATACTTGTTTATCAACTTATTCATAATTGGTAAATAGTATTTTACAATAGAAGTCTTTACTCCAGTATCCTTTAGAAACTGAGAGGCAACATTATAATAATTTCTAGTATCTACTAATTCTCTTCTCTTGGAATCTAAATCCTTTGCTAGTTTTCTAAGTTCTTTCAACTCATCCTCTAAAGAAATCATATTGTCATTATTGTTTTCTGCATCTTCGATTTCTTTTTCAATTTCATCGATACTATCTTGGATAAACGAAAAGGTATTCATGTTAGAGTTCTTCTTATTGTTTAACTCTAGTATTTCCTTTTTAATAGTCTCGATTTCTTGTATTCTTTCTTGTGTCGTATCTAACTCTTTTTGAAGATCCAATAAGGCACTCTCTATTTCTTCTTTCTTAGTATTTTTAGAAGAGATTATTTCGTGTTTATGTTCATCTTCAATATCTTGTTGACATGAAGGACAAACATCTTTACTCTCAAACCAATTAATATCACCTTCTATTTTAGAAATATTATTGTGCAGTTGAGTGTCTAACTTTTCTAATTTTTTATTCTTTGTTAATGCCTTTACTTCATCACCAATCGAAAGTGCAAGTGTGTTTAATTGACTATCATACTCTTCGTTTTCAGATAGTATTTTTTTCTGTTGAAGTCTCTTGTCTTTAATTTTCGTTTTGTTCTGTTTGATAGATGCAGACTTATCTTCATTCAACTGTTGAATGTTTCTTTCTTGCAAATCAATTTTATAATCTTGTAATTCTCTCTCCTTTTCATTCTCAAACAATTCATCTTTCAGTGATGTAGATTTTGTTTTAAGAATTTCATTCATGGCAGAAAATATTTTGATGTCGAGAATATCTTCGATAATATCTCTTCGATCATTTGCATTCAATTGCATGAAAGGAACAAAGGTTGCACTGCCCAAAATAACTGTTTGGGTAAAAGATTTAAAATTTAGTTTAAGAATATTTTCTTCTAGATAAATTTGACTATCTCTAATTTTAGAGTCTTGGTCTAACATCTTACCATCGATATAAACTTCAAACTTGTTTGGTTTGATCGCTCGTCTTACCAAATACTCTCGTTTACCTATCGAAAACTCAATTTCGATCACACAATCTTTTTCATTTACAGTATTGACAAGTTGTGGTTTGTTAATTTTACGGAAAGGTTTGCCAAAGAGTCCAAATGTAAGAGCATCCAGTATAGTAGATTTGCCTGCACCGTTCTCTCCAACAATTAAAGTTGATGAAGTCCTGTTTAGTTGTATCTCTGTAAAATTGTCTCCTGTCGATAAAAAGTTTTTCCATCTAATCTTTTTAAATTCAATCATCTACACACCTCTCAATGCAGAAACATACAAGTCTTGCATGATACCCTTTAACTTGTTTTTATCTACATCGATTTCGTAATTATCAATATAATTTGTCAATAGTGACATTGTATCTTCGGTTGCATCAATATCAGATGCCTCTTCAAAATCCCATTCAGTCGAATCATCAACAATCGACAAATCAGCAACTTCATTTCTGTAAAGTTCATCCACAAAAACATCAAACTTATAGGAGTCTGTTCTATTTTTTACAATTAACTTAACATATTTGTCTTTGTATTTACTTGCAGAAAGTTTCTTATCTTCGTCATAATAAACTTTATGAAACATTTTATATGGGTTTATAATGTGTTCTAGTTCTAATGTTTCAGTGTCAAAAATATGAAAACCTCTTTTATCATTACAATCAACCCATGTAATTTCATATGGATTCCCTAAGTAATGAATGTTTCCGTTGTGAGATTTGTGATGGAAGTGGCCAGACATCACAATATCGAAATTCTTGAATAATTTTTTATCCATGCCATCATGACACATCAATCCTGCGCCCATTTCAAATCCTGCGATTTCAAGATGTCCCATCGCAATTTTTGCTTTGGTTTTCTTTAAATGAGATATTGTGTTATCATAATTTTCTGAATTAATCCAAGGAATAAAACATACATCGGTTCCGTCAAAATTTAGAGTTGTAGTTTCAGTGTAAATTTTTAATTCATCACCAAATAACTGTTCCATTGAGTTAATGCGATTTGTATTCTTATAATACACATCATGATTACCAATGATGAAATATGTGTCGTACTTCTTAAGACGCTCAATAAATCTACTTTTAAACCCATCTAAGATATTATAGTTAATAAACTTTCGTCTATCGGTTACATCACCCAAATGAATAACCGTGTCAATTTCATTTTCATCAAGATAAGGGAAAAATACATTATCATAGAATTCCAAAAAATAATTATGAAATAGAATAGAGTCGCCTCGGGCACCAAAATGGGTGTCCGTAATCAATGCAATTTTCATTATAAATTATACTTCCTTATTCTGCATTCTTTTCTCTTTTGCCTTCTCTTTCTTTTTTCTTTGAGTTTCTTCAAATTCGGCAAGAAATTCATCCATGTTACTGTGTATAAAATCTAAGACACCTCTTTTTACCTGACTATTATCTGGGCCAGCCATTACTTCATCAAGAAGTTCTTGATTTTCTAGAGACTTATACTTAACATAAGATTGTTTCTTTTCCTTTTGAATTCTTCGAATAAACGCATAGTAAATGATCTGAGTAAAATACGCAAAAGGGTTCGATGATTTTTCTGGGTCAAAATTGTCAATGTACAACAAACAATTTTCTATCCCATCAGATATCATTTCATCTTTATATGTGTAGTTAATAAAGTTTGGTTTATAGGAAAGATGTTGGGCAATTTTCATAATGCACTCACCTATGTAGTTAGGCACTCTAGGGCGTTCTGTCCCATCTTCCTTTGACTGGTTGACTGCATCCTTATACTTCCTCATTTCTTGGAGTAGGAGTTTGTTGTCAACATAATGATTTCTCTTGGTTTTGTCTTTAGTTCTTGGCATAATATTTTTTCCTAATAAAGTTATGTTCATATTAACACAAAATAATTGGAGTGTCAATTAATTTTTTTTTTATTTTTTCTCTTGACAAGTTCTTGACAACCGTGTATTATCCACTATGTGGATGGTTAAGGATATTAATGTATTGTCTTATTAGAATGCTTCACTAACATCTCTAAGAAGTCATCTTGAGAGTATTCTTCCGTTTCATCCAAACTTACACTGTTCTCTACAGGAGAGGTATCGACTTCTTTCTCCATCTGAGTTTGAAATTTTTTATTGTTTAGAATCATTTGATAATGGTCAACTAAATCTTTACTTGGTTCATTAACGGTAATTATATCATTAAGTGCGACTTTTGTAAAGTTGTCTGTTGAAAAATTTAACCAATCAATGAGCGTAGTGCTAAACTCACCGTTCTGAGGGTTCATGAACGATTTAATTTCATATGGATTATGAAAAATTATATAACCCTTCCCTTCTATTTCTTCGGGAGTGATTTGAGTGATTATATTTTCTTTTGTTATGAGTTTAATTAATTTATACTCAACATTCATTTCGGAAATAATCCTTTTCTAAACTACTCAGAAATCTTAACTTCATGAATTTTGAAGTCAAATTTCTCTTCGTTGTAAATATTTAGTCTTTCATAAAAGTGCCTCAGTGCAAAATTCATATGTGATTTGTACTTCATATCATCAGCGATATCATACAACACGGCACTTTCTTTGTTGTTTCCCTTCCTCAGTCCTCTTCCTATTGATTGAAGATTTCGTACTCGACTCTTTGAAGGAGATGTAAAAATTACATTATGTAAATTACGAATATTGACACCAGTAGAAAATGTGCCGTAAGAAGCAACGATAATTGCGTTTTTCTCTTTTTCCGTAATTCTTCGTATTTCTTCTCTAATTTCTGCGTCAACTCCTCCATGCACAAAAAAGACTCTTCTGTTTTCATCTGCACCATCCTTTAACAAATTATGTAGTGGGATTCCATGTTTTTCCACAAAATTAAATAAGACAAGTGTGTTGCCCTTTAAATCAAGAACCAGATTCTTGATGAATTCATTTCTGCGATTATTTGTGACAATCCACTCTACTTCATCTGCGTATTTGGTTCCTTTCATTTCCTTGCATATCTTCTCTGGATATTTTAATACTATACACTTGATACTGAAGTCTGCAAGGGTTTTGCTATCGATTAGTTTTCTTGTAGTGGTAACTTGTTTTACATCACCAAACAATCCAGTCAGAACTAATTTATGAGTTTTACTTCCATCCAAAGTTCCAGTAGTTCCAAATCTATATTTACAACTAGTAAGTCTGTCCATAATCTTATTTAATGAGTTCGCTTTGAATAAGTGACACTCATCACCTATTACAACATTAAACTGATCCCAATAATCTCTAGGCATTTTATAAATGGACTGCCATGTAGATATTACAACTTTTTTGTCGGTTTCTTTACTTTGTCCTTGGAATATTTTATGGCAATATTTTTCTACATTCCAACCATAATCTGCAAAGTCAGAATACATCTGGGAAACCAGAGATGTTGTTGGTACAATTATCAATATCTTCTTTCCCTTTACATTAGGATGCATATTATAAAATCTTACCAATGTGTATATAATTAAAGATTTACCTGATGCAGTAGGAGAAAGTAGTAGCGCTCGGTTGTAGTTGATTGCATGTTTGATAGCATCAAGTTGATAGTCTCTATAATCAATCTTCTTCCCCTGACTATGTGGATCGATGTATTTACACAACTCTTGTAAATTATTATCTGTAAAATTTGTGTCTGTTAAATCATCTTCAAAGGAGAGTTCATAACCATTTTTATCACAGAAAAATTTTAATTGATTTAGTAGTCCAACATACAACTTACAATTGGTTGGATTGAACAATCGTATTTTACCATCCCAATACTTATTTTTATATGCAGGCATAAATTCGGCGCCAGGGACTTTAAATGTGAAGTAGTCCACAAGTTCCTTTAACATATGAAGTTCGTCTGCGTCTACTTGCAAGTAAACCTCATTTAATTTAGCAGCATAAAATTTAGACATTAATTACCTTCTAACCACTTTTTCCAGTCTATGTAATTTTTTATAGTCCATTTCTTTTGGTCTATTAATATGTCTAGCGTCTTACTAATTAAATCTAAAATTTGATTTTGAAGTAAAACATTTTTCTTTAACTTTAAAACATCTGGATCACTATCCATCCAAGAACCAACATCAGATTTAAGAATTTTCGTTCCTTCTATCTGCCATCCTTTGGATATGATTTCATCTTCAGACATCTTGCCTGTATAGTATTTCATTTTATCTCCGACTAATTTTTTATAGTCGAGTTCAATAAACTGGAGTTTTGTCTGATTTACTTGTTGGTAGGTCATCCACTTACCAATTAGATTCTGATTGTGAACTAGTTCGTCTTCTAGTCTCAGAAAATCAATCTTAACATCCTTTTCGGACTCTTTGGTAAGTTCTGCTATTTTTGATAATAAGTTAGAGTATTCACTCATAATAAAAAATCCATTCAATTAATAATTATTTATAATCGTTCCACCACATAGTTTCTGTATTGAAAATCTGCCTGTGCGACTGGTGGGGCCGACTCTGTTGCAGATGTTGTTAATGGGATATCTCCAATAGAGATTGGAAATGCATCTTTAAATGTGACTCTTATAATTGGTTGCTCTTGATTATTATTTACAAGAATTGTAAGGTCATCAAATACAGACTTTAAGTTAATTCTTTTTGCGTTTTGAAAGCTTCCATATTGTTGAAAATTTTCTGGAAATCCAAGAGCGGTAATCCAGTCATAAACTTCCAACCAGTTTTTCATATCTTCATCTACTGTAAATGAAATACCCAAAGGAGAATATACTAACTTATCTCCTGGCTCTTTTCTTGCAACGAAAGGAGTTTCTGCAATTGCTTCTCCTAACTGTATGCCAGGCAAAGTTAATTCTTGTACATATGGGCCCAATGATGGACATATATTACTATTAAATGTAAAGTTTTGTGTATTTAAAAAATTTACAGAATTTGATACAAGATCCATTGTAATCTCCTTTTCACCTAATATTTATGCCAAAAAAAGGGGGAGTAAAACTCCCCCTAAGTACTATCAATCTATTTTATAGTTATTATACAGAATTGATATTGTCTACACGGAAGATTCTGTAGTAGGTATTTGCACGAGCTGTAAGAGCACCGCTACCAACTGTTGTACCTTCTGCATATGGGTTAGCAACCAATCCATAACGAGTCTTGAACCCGATTTTTGGTTGGAAACTGTTCTCACCAACCGCACGAACCATCTGAAGTGGAACATATGGGCAATAGAAGAATCCAGCGTCATATGGAGATGTACCTCTGAATCCAACCATTACGAAGTCGGTGTTGTTTGCAGACGAGAAGTATGGGTCAATGTATACTTTGAAACGTCCGTTAAGTGTTCCAGCAAATGTCGAACCAGTGTCATCAACATTCAAACCTGTTGACATTTGTGGGTTGTAGTCAAGAAGACCTGCCATTGCAAGTGCGGAAGCAACGTCTGAAGAACAAACGATTACGTTACCCTTACCACGGCGAGTTTCTTTAGCAATTGTGTTTGCTTCTCTCTCAATGTGGAACATAAGTCCTTTGAACTTCTCAACAGACCAACGTCCGTCAGCGTCTGTTGCAAGGTCATAAACACCTGTGTTAGTTACTTGAGACTGAGCACCAAGTTTTGCGATACCGTACATTGTACGAAGAACTTCACGGTTAATTTCTGCAGTGATTTCTGTAGAAAGAATTGTTGAAAGTTCTGCTTCTGCATCAAGTCCATGAACTGCTTTCAAGTCTTGTGAAAGTTCAGTTGTGTACTCAGCTTTCAATGCTCTTGTTTTCGCAGTTACTGATACTCTCTCAATTGAGAATGCCATTTGGTTGAAGTGACCGTCTGCAGTCATTGTAGAACCGTTACCTAACAATTCACCCTGTGCAGTTGCACCAGCGACACCAGTTGTTACTGTTGAACCAGTTTCATCCAATGCACCAGTAGCAATAACAGCACCAGCAAATGGATCTGTACCTGAGTGATTTGGTCCTGCAACATCACCAGAAAACTCTGTGTTAGCTTCATCGAATGATGCTTCTGTACCAGTCTGAGAAGAATAACGTGAACGCATCGCAAAGATAAGTCCAGTTGGTCCTGTCATTGGTTGTACACCACAAAGGTCATATGCCATTAGGTTTGGTGCAGTTCTACGAAGCATCGAAATGATGACTGGGTCTGCATACTGGATATTACCAGAAGCAGCACCTGTAGGTGCAACACTTGTTGGTGTTTCGTTAAGTTGATCCAAAGAAGAACGTCCTAAGGCGTTTTCCTTGATTGTGGCTTGTTCTGTATTCTCAAGAAGAATAGCAGTTACTGCCTTTCTGTATGGGTCTGTAATCTCGGCATGTTCACCATGGTCAAGAACAGGTGCCCACTTTTCTTTTAACTGTTGAACAAAGTTCTCGTTATAGTCGTGCATTTTTTTCTCCTTAAATAGATAATGTTTGTTCTATAATATTATTTATAAAATTTTAATCTTTAGGTTTATTTAGTGCTCTCGCATAAATATCCATAACCGATTGAAATTTATTTTCCTCTTTAACCACTGGCGAATCCTCTACAGAAGTTTCTAATGCACTCTCAGCGAGAATACTTTCGCTTTCCACACTTGTTTCAGATGGAAAATAATTATCTCTGATCAATGTAATCTTATTTCTCATATCATCGGCGTTCACGAAATCAACACTTTCAGAAAGTGTTCTTACTTTTTCAACCTGTGAAACTGTAAGACCTTCTGTTACATCCTTTAGAATGATCTCGGTCTCTAGAGATTCAATTTTCTTTGTCAATTCGATATTTTTTTGAACTGACTCATCTAATTTTGTCTCTTTTTCCTCAAGAGAAGATAACGCATCCCCATAAAGGTCAATTTTATCTTCTGGCACATCAACATAATTTTCCTCAAACAGAGTTTTGAGTCCTGACATGAAGTTTTCCATAACTTCTAATTTCAGTTTGTTTTCAACGGCGAGTTTATTTTCTTCAACCCACTCTTTAGCGACATAAGTAAGATACTCATTCACTTTTTCTGAAATATCTTCACGGATATGAGAAACTTCCTCATGAAGTTCTTTTTCATAATCTTCATACATTTTTTCCAACTGTTCGTTTACTTTAGCAACTACAGCTGCTTCGAAAATGGTTTTAACTTGTGACTGGAACTCTTCAGTAAGTTCTTGTCCAGCAAGCATTGCATCGACATCTTCTTTTACATCGATATCTTCTTTGGCGACTTTGTAAGATGCATTCATTTTTTTCTTAGGAGATTCTTTGACTTCTTCTTCGTCTTCATCATCCTCTTCATCATCTGCCATTTCTTTCTTAGATGATTTAGACTCTGCGACTTCATCTTCGTCTTCTTCTTCTTCATCATCTGCCATTTCTTTCTTAGAAGATTTAGACTCTTTCTTTACTGATTCCTCAGCTTCGTCCTCTTCTTCTTCGTCTTCATGGGCATCCTCTTTTTTAGAAGCTTTTGCCTCAGTGACATTTTCTTGATCTTCTTGAAGGTCGTCAATTAGTTCTTCAACCTGAGAATCAATCTCTTCGGCTTCAGAAGCAACAACTTCTTCAATCATATCTTCGTTTTTTAAATCTTCCATTTTGTTTCTCCTTAGAGTTTTAATTTATATTTATTTATAATATTTAAAGTTTTGACACAAAATCTTTGAAAACTCTCAGTTTTGTTTCTTCTAATTGTTGCCTTTTGGCCTTTTTGAGAGAGTCTTGGTATTCTGCAATTTGAGCTTCTCTAATAATACCGTTGTCCCAAACCCACTCTCTACCTTCCATAATACCCTCTACAAATGCATTGGGCGCAGAAGGGTCTGCAACGATGTCTGCGGCGGTTGCAAGATAAAAATCATCTTGAACAACATTTGCACCACCAGACTGTTTTACACTACCCATACCTCTAGAAGAAACACCTAAAGATGCACCTTCTTTAATAAGGTTATTAACGATAGCACCATAAGGAGTGTCTGTCATAATTTTTGCTTTGCCAACAAAATTATCACCATCTCTCTTAAGCTCTTTAATCATATGGGAAACTCTTTCCAGATTGATAGTCGGGCCTTCTGGGTGTCCAAGTTCTCCAAATGCTCTATTTTTTTGAATGTAGTTTTCGTTATATCTCTCAACTTCTCTTTCGAGAACTTCTGTGGGATACACTCTACCATTTCTATTTTTGACATTTGATTGTAAGAAAATACCTTCAATAAAAAGGTCTTTTCCTTTGGATTCTACCAGAATGTCTTCAACTACTTCTGTAATTAGTTTCATAGTCCTGTCCTTCTTTGAAGTGATCTTCTTCTACGGAGATTTGCAACATTAACCTTGCCTTTTCTTTTTCTTGCGGAACGAGTGTTTCTAATACTCATTTTTCGCATATCGCCTGGATTAATCTTGATCTCTCTCTTGTTAATTACTTTATAACCGGCCTTATCAGACACATATTTAATTTTTCTCTTACCTTTTCTAATGACTATTTTTCTTTTAACAGCTTCATCTAAGTCATCTTCCAAGAATTCTAAAAAAGAATGCATCTTTTAAACCCTTTTAATATTTATTCTTCACTTTCAACATCACTATGCGCTGGATTATTAAACATTGTTTTTGCAAAATCCTGCTTGTAATTGTCGATTTCTTCCTGTCTCTTTGCATCAAGTACTGATTTAATATTATCAGCAACAACGGACGCTTTGCCTAAAACAGAATTGTCTACAATATCTATTGTTTTATTATTTATATTATCTTCATTCTCTGTCATTTAAAAACCCTCATCTTCTTTTGGTTTACCAAAAAGCGGATCATCCGCCTCTTTCGTAATTTCATCTTTCATATTTTTAATTTCGTCATCACTGAGTTTTAGAATGTTTCTCTGCACCCAAGTATTAGAGTAGTATTTACCGATTTGATCTGCCATCTCACCAGCAAGTGTAATTCTATCTCTAATCATTTCAGAATTTTTAATTTCTGAATAATATGAATCTTGTGTAAAATCAAAAATCAATTCTTGTGATATTGATTTCCACTCTTCTGATGTAATCACACCTTTCAAAATCAATTGTGTCTTAAGTAAGTCTAAAAATAAATTACTAAATTGATTTCTAAGTCTAACGATAAATCTGTTAAATTTATATTCATCTCTAGAAATTTCTGTCGCTCTTCCCAATGCAAGAGACTGATCTGGTTCTAATCTAGATGCAGGAACATTTAAAGATTTATATAACTTTTTCTGGAAGTATAGTACATCTTCCATCTCCCCAAGATTTGTTCCGCCAGGCAGAGTCTCAATTTCTGTACCCCTACCACCTTCTCTTCTAGGGAACCAAAAATCTTCCAACATAGACATATGTTTGCGTTCATCCTTAATTTCACCAGTAGATGAATCATACGCAACTTTATTCTTATATCTATTCATAATGTCGGCGATATATTGTTCCGCCTTCACTTTGGGAAGATTGCCAACATCAATGTAGAAAACTCTTCTTTCTGGTGCTCTTGTCCATCTGTATATTACTACAGAATCTTCCACCATTTTTAGTTGGTTCAATGCCTTGATTGCTTTATGTAGATACCCAATTGTATAATTTCTTTTAGCGTCTTTTAGTCCAGAACTCACATATGCAATCGCATCAGGAGAAATGGGAATGCCTGTGGTTTTATCTGCACCATTAATGACACCCTTTTCATTATACAAATAAAATTCTTTTACTGATTTGATTAATGTTGGCCCACCAGGCTTTTCGTCCTTTTCTACTTCTTTAACTTTTTTGATAGTGCGTGGGTCAATTTTTCTGAGTTCTTTGATACCTTCTTTTGGTTTATTTTCATCAATAATGATATGGAAATAAAGTCTTCCATCTATATACCAAGAACGAAAGATATCGTATCCTTGATTTTTAAAATCAAGAATATTTAAAACGTTATTGAATTCTTCTGTGATTTTATTTTTTACAGTTTCTGTTTGCTCAAGATTTTTAGTTAATAATTTAACTGGATAATCATCCGTTTCATTAACTATTGCTTCAGAAACAATATCGTCAATCGCAACCTCGACTTCTGGATAGATTGACATATCTCTATATCTATCGATAAGTTCTTGATCGCTTCTTGCGGTATTTTCTAAATTTAAAAATGTGCTGTAAAAATTTGAAGAAACTTCTAGAGAGTCTTCATCATTCGCCCCACTTGGTGGGACGAATGATTTAAGATTTTTGTTTTCCTCTCCAGTCTTTAGAAGAGTGAAGCCAAATAATTTAATTTCCATACTATATCCAACTCTTTAATTATTTAAATTAAGAAGTTACAACGTTATCGTGCTGCCAATAGTCATATGCGAATGTTGCTGTAAATTCTTCCAACTGATCGTTTGCGTCCCAAGAAAGTTCTACTGCACCTAGTTCAGTTGGGAATAATCCTCTGAACTCATAGCGAGCGATAACACTTCCTTGTCCATCCTTACCGTAGTGTTCTACAAATGCGTTTGATTTGTAGGCGGCAAGAGAATTTGATGCAAACTGTTGTGTATTCAAGTTATGCTGATTGATTGCGTTCATCCACTGTTCTAATGAATTTCTTACTGCAAACTCTTCAGTATTAATTACTGTAACAGTCCATGGTTCAAATGTTCTATTACCAGCAACCCTTACCTGTCTACCAAAGTAAGGGACATCAATCTGAGCGATTGTTGCTGAAGGAATCTGAGCAGCCCTTACAACGAATGCAAGTTCTGTTGGGGCGGCAGCACCTACCCCAGCAGGAAAATTCATTCTAACTCTAAATAAGTTAGGACGAGCGCCACCATCTGCAAAGTTTGACTTAAATTGTTCTATGTTGAATGCCATTGTTTATTTTCTCCTGTTTTCTAATCTATTTATATTAAACTGCACCAACAATTTCATCAAAATCAACACCAGTTCTAACTGCAACAAAGTTGAGTTGAATGAAGTTGATCGATCTTGCAGGTTTAATGTAGATGTCACCCACGAATTGATTCTGATCAATCACTTCGGCAGTGTTGTTTGTTTCATCACAAACTACTCTGAAGTCGTAAATACCTCTTCTTCCTTGCACTTCACGCAAGAATGGTTCGATGAGAGATGTAAACTGTGATCTAGTGAACTCATCATTGAACTCAAACAGAGTGAACTTGGCAGCAGCAGCAATAGACTTTTCAAGTACAATAAACAATCTTCTAACATTGATTCTACTAAATGCAGAACTCTTGGTAGTGAATGTCTTGTCACCAAATAATACTGTTCCCTGTCCAGAGAAGTTAACGACTGGATTGATTGCATTTTTATACAACGAATCTCTGTCTGCTTTGTCTTGTGTTTGAAGTGTTTTAACAACATTTTTGACATTACCACGGTTAAATCCAGCAGGAGAATACCATGCATCTCTTTCTTGTTCACTTCTAACCATCAAACCAGCAACATCTCCATTGAATGGAACCCAACGGAACTTGTCAGCGTACTTATCATACTGATATTTATAGTTCGAATCTACAAATGCATAGTTATTTGAACCAACACTTCTCCAGAATGCGATTTGTGCATCTGAACTTCTTGCATTTGCATCAGTAACTACATCTGCATATCTTGGAGACAGACATGCAACCGTATCTTTTCTATCAGAAGCAACTTGGATAAGTTTTGCAGCTGCAGCTCTTGCAGCATCTACACTAGATGCAATTTCAAGTGCTTCACCAGCAAGTAAGAAGGCGATGTCAACATTTTCAGAATCAGCAAATAGATCTGTTCCGTTAGAGAACGCACCAGTAGTAGGTGCAATTCCGTTTCTACCGTTTCCAAACTCTCTTTCAACATATTGTTCTGCACCAGTTGCGGAACCTGTTGTATTAAGTCTTGCAAAACTTGTCTTTGTTAGTGTAATATCTTGACCCCAATCGGTAGTACCTGTTGGATGGTTAAGGACATAAACATAATTAGACAAATTATTAATACGGTCAACATAATAGATGTTTGTACCATCTTCTGTCTTACCGTTACTTGCTTTTGACATATTTTCTAAAACTTCTACTACTGTTTCACCAGCAGGAGACATTTCAGTAACAACGATTGAAATACCTTGTGAATCATTAGTTACTGGGTCAACAGTATTATCATCAGCATTCGGAGCACCACTAAGAACTGCAGCAATTGATGGTTCGTTGATTACAAAGTTATCATATGAAGATTCGTCTACAAGATAAATTTTGTATCTATTACCAACGGCACCAGAATCTTTAAATGCAAATTCGTGGCCACTAAATCCAGCATTACCAAACCCAAGTGCGTCAAACGCATCTTTGTTTGGAAGATATACTGTTGTACTAAATGTATATGTTGTTTCTTCTGGTAAGTTTGTTCTTACAACGATGGCGTCACCACCAGCAGGAGCGGTTGCAAACAAGATTCTTGTTCTATCTCCAACCAAACTAAATCCATTATTTGTAGCACCTTCTGTGTATGGAACACCATTAACAGTAACCTCTACAGTTTGTGTCGCAGTAACAGCTTGTCCAAGTGTAAATGAACGTCTTGCAGGAACAGTAATAGTTACTGTTTCACCTGTAAGTGGTGCATTTGAAAGGAAAGTAAAATCTGCACTATTCGCAGCGATACTATAGTCTGTTGCAGCATATACACCATCAACATCATTTGTTGCAGCGATAGATTGATTTTCTACTGCATATGTACCTGGCGCATTTGACAATGTGAACACAGTTTGTTGTGCAACATTAATTACAACTTGGTCGTTTGCATCTGCGAACAATTTAATTGCAGTGTTTGCAGGAGCAGCTGCGGTTGCAGTATTTTCAAACTCATCTGGCATATACCAAACTTTATAAATGTTACCACCAGCGACATTTGGAGAAAGTGTATCTACTGAAATATCAACAGCAGAACCAGCAGTATTTGCTTGGAAGTCAAAAGTTGCAGAAAGTCCGATTGTTGCAGCATTTACAGATGCAACATAATAAATCGTTCCGTCTGTAAGACCTACTGCGGCACCAGCATTTTCTACATACACAACTGCATCACCAACTTGGAAACCATGGTCTGCGTTATCTAAAGTAACAGTATCGTTTGTGTCAGAAGTCAGTGTAATTCCACCACCATACTTTTGGAAGAAGTATGCAACGGCGACTCCATCACCATTATATGTTCCTGCATCAGCGATTTCTGCGTCAGAAACTCTGTCGTATACTGGGTAATAAAAACCAGAACCAAGATTTGTTGTTGCTGCACCAACTGTAGCACCATCCGCTGAATGGATGTAATATGGCCCAGAGTTTGCAGTTTGTCCAACTGGTGTTTCAAATGTAATTGCTTGTCCAGATAGAGAGTAACGTGCTGTTGGAACGAGTCCACCAGAAGTTTCATTTACACCTCTTACGGAAACTTGAACATCTGACCCAGAGAGAATGCGAACTGGAGTATCAGTACCAGCTGCGGCGCCGGAACTAGTAACTAGTGCGTTACCAGTATCCTGTCTTGGTAAAAGATAGTTTCCTGCACTATCTGCAGTTGTATGTAAATCAACACTTGCAGTTGGTGCTGTGGTACTAACTGCATAAGTGAATGCTTGTGCAGATGAACCAAATACTGTATCAGTTGTTGAAGACTGTCCAGTAAAATTGTCTGTTCTTGCAGTTGCAACTGTTGCAGCGGCAATACCAGATATTGCGTTTTTAATTCTATTTGCGTCATTTGAATCATCATCATTCGCAACTCTAACAACTTTCAATGAATTTGAATATGAAAGGAAGTTAGCCGCTGTGAACCATGATCTATAGTTGTCTTCAGCTGGATCGCCAAAGTGATATCTCAATTCTTCAACGCTACTTACGGTTACGATTTCGTCAATTGGGCCTTTACTAAACCTACCAACCAAACCACCAGTATTGGTGGCTAATGCTGGAACACTAGTAGAAGCATCAATCTCTGAAATGTTAACGCCAGGACTTACTTGGAATGCCATTTTTTATCTCCTTTAAATTATTTTATAGTGTATTTTCTATTTATTTATAAAAACAACAAATTCACCTAATTACCTAATTGGTGTCTTCTGTAGTCCATCTGTCTCCATCAGCATCAACAAAAGATTCGAAATCATAACTGGATGAAATAAATCCAAATGGTAACATATTTTCCTCAATATTTCTTAACCTCTCCTCATAAATTTCGTTTCTTGTGTCAATATCAGATAATTCTTTAAAATAGTCATCAGTTGTCATCCAAGAGAACAAAATTAATGTGTCCACCAAATCGTCATTTTTACCAACATCTGCTTGATATTTATGACCCTTCGAAATAAAACTTGTTAATTCATTGATTGTATCAAAATCTTGTATTAAAATTTTATCTTCCTCAACTAAACTCTTAAGATTTAAACATCCTATTTTTTTAGTTGCCTTTGTTGTTCTAATTCCTAGTGTAGTTCCGCCTCTTCCACCAAAGCCTCCACTAACACTTTGACCTTTTCTTGTGTCGTTGTGAATACTTATCATATTTTCATATTCTAACTCATGATATAAGATGTCCGAAACTTGTTGTCCGACATCATTTACTTCTATCAAAACATAAGAGTCATTATATATCTGACACATCTTTTTGATTACAGTAGGATATACCATAGGAGGAATTAAATTCGACCTAAAAACTGCAACCTGTTTATACGGAACTTCAGACGCATCAAATATAGAGAATGCAGAATAATCTAATCCTCTACCTCTAGATACATCTACTGTAGTAAAATATACTCTTCCTTCTCTAGGCTTCTCATATATTTTTAGACTTCCATTTTCTAATTTCTCAAGTGGATTTCTATATGCCAGAGTTTTTAATTTTGTTGGACTAATTAAAGTATTTGAACTTCCTAAAAACTCAGTTTCAAATTCTTGTCTGAACTGTTCTTCAGATGTATTTTTAATTGTTGTTTTTTTCCACTCCTCATCCCTGCCTGGCACTTCACTCCAGTGTACAGAAATAGGATTATATGTATTTCTTCCTTCTTCTGCATCAACCCACAATTTATAGAAATGATTCATTCCTTGCGGAGTTGATACAATAAGAACTTTAGTTGATTCACCAGATGAAATTGTAGGATACACAGAATTAAAAAATTCCTCTGCAATTTCATTTGGAACGAATGCGAATTCGTCCAAGAAAAGAATATTAAAAGAACCACCACGAATTGCACTTGATGATGTTGCAGCTGCAAGTACCTTTGCACCGTTCTCTAATTCGATAGAACCTTTATTCCAAACCATCACGCCTTGTTGTAACCATTTTGGAAGATTCTCGTATGCTCTTTGTAGTCTACTTAATAATTCCCTTGCAGTGGCAAGTTTGTTTGCAAGTAATGCAACAGAAACATCTTTGTTGAAAAGAATATAGTGAAGAAAGAATGCAATACATGTAATAGACTTACCAGACTGTCTCCCAATTTTACAAATAGTAAATCTTTCATCATGAAATGATCTAATCATCTTTTCTTGGAATGGATATAGGTCAAAGTTTACCAAACCCTTGTCAACATTGACAATCTTCATATATGTCTTAATAAAATGTACAGGGTCTTCCATACACTTGACATATTCTGCGGCCTGTTCTTCAGTCCATTCAATCTCAACCCCAGCTGCTTTTAGATTGGGGTTGTTGTGATATACTTCACTCATCAGTATCTTCTTCTCTATTTTTACCTCTTAGTCTTTCTAAGAGTTCATTGGTACTTCCAACCAATATTGCGTTATTCACTACTTTTTGTGGAACTCCACCGTCTTTAGTGTTTTCTATTTTATTCATTGTCAATTGAAGTTCTATTAAATCTTTTGCTAAATCGCCAGTAGTTTTCAAAAGTCCTGCAGTCACTTCATATGCTCTGGGATGTTCACTTTCCCTTGCAATCATCATCAAATTTTGTAAAGATTCTTGTCCCATAGAAACTAAATCTTTTAAAAGTTCTCTGTGATATTGATAGTCTTCTTCAATATCTTCGTTTCTAGATTCTTTGTCTTTATAAATTTCTACATTATTTTTTTGACGCTCTATTATTTCTTGTGATTTCTTTTCTATTTTGTTATCGATTTCAAGAAACTTACTTAACTGCTCATCATCTAGTTTCTTCATTGTTATTCTCCAAAGTCTTCATTAAATGTGGTCAAAAATTCATAGTTATCTGTTTGAAGTGCATTACTAGGGTCAGTTGTTACTGTTGCTTCCGCATATGTTACTTCTGAACTATCTAAGTCGCCCACTGTTGCAGTACTTGTTCTAATGATTTTTTGTTCTCTTGGAACACCATAGAAAAATCCATTTAATGTAAATTCTAATGTCCACAGAAGCGCTCTTCTAGATAGAAAGTCTCCTTCATAATCATCCTCATATGATACAGAATTTAATGTCAGTCCTGTATCACGAATTACACTTAACTCATTCGCTTCTTTTATTGGTATATTAAAGGTAGGAGTAAAGTATGGTAATATCTGTTCTACTATTTGAGTTGCGTCATCCGCATTTTTTGCCATGACTGTTAGAGTGAATCCAATATCATAAGGGACTGGATTATACACATAATTTTTAGTATTCGGGTCTGCAGAATTTGGTCTAGACATTTTTTGTGTCTTAGAAAATTTTCTTTCTGGTGCGTATGTAAATCCAGAAATTTCAAAGCTCATTCTAGGCAAGGTGATTGCAACAGAATCTCCAAGATTTCCTGCTGGTTGATTTATTCTTGCCAGATATTTTTGTGAAGGGCCGTATGCAAGGGGAACCTTAATCGTTTCCAACACATCTCCATTGGCGTTTCTTCTATCGATAGTAATATCATCGAATATAGAACCAAATGCAATAACATAGTTTCTAATTGTACTTCTATAATATGGACTATTACCTAACATTAGTAATCCTCACTGAATGGGTTTCCAACGGTAAAGTCGATAACCTTTTCTACATTTGAACTTGAACCAGTGAATACTGTGTCTTGTCCAGAAGTTCCATCTGTGGTGTCTGTTGTCTTGTTTTCTGTATATACAATTTGTTGCGTTGCGCCCAATAGATAATTCGCACCACTGTCTCTACCAACAGTATTTGTGTTTTGTGCAAAACTCCCTGTGAGGTTTGAAAGTTTCAAAACCTTAGTTCCAGAATTCCAAGTTTCTACTGTACCTGTTGCTGTTGCTGAATCGAAGTTTGCACCTTGATATACTATTTCACCTACGGTAAATTCGCCAGTTCCAGTACCCAAAGTTAAATCAACAGTAACAAATGTCTGTTGTTGAATGTCATCAATCTCATCAATTCCTGTATTAAACTTCTCACTTGAGAATTCGAATGATTCTGTAGATAGTCTATAGACATATCTTTTGCCTAATTGCCAGAATGCAACTTCGTCTTCTACAAATTTAATTTCATAAACTTTATCTTGTAGAGGCCAGTATACTAAATCGCCTTCTTGTGGATATTGCATAGTGGATTCTTCTTCCCACCTTTTAATAGATACAATAAGATTTAATTGATCTCTAATCTCTAAACCAAACTTTGATAAGAAGTCGCCCTCTCCTTGGAAACCATCTGCATCTTCAATATACATTTCAATAGAGAACGCATCATTGAATTCGGATATAGTTGACTCGTTAAAAACAGTATCTTCGTTTACATCAGTTCTTTTCAGATAATACATATCCTGCCCGTGAATCTGAATTGATTCAGCAACAAGATTTTCTGTTAAGGATTGCTCTGGTGCAAATGATATAGTGTTAAAATACTGATTTGTAGCCATATGACTATCCCACCATAATGTCTACAGGAAGTTCATAACTTAAAGACATTTCTTGTTCCAGTTGTTCTATTTCTTGATTTGCTTCATCAAGAATTCTGGAACCGTTGAAGGTCACACCTCCAGGCATCGAAATGCCTTCGTACTTCGATAAATTCTCTCCCCATTGTTTTTTAATCAGTGCGGTTGCATATCTTTTTAACCATCTGTCATTCCAAACATCTGTATAAACATCAGGGTCAAGAACCCTCATCGCTTCTACGATAATAAACTCACCAACAACTAGCGCTTCATCCCAATCAATATCAAGATGAAGTTGGTTTTGGTGTCTATTAAATCTGATAGGAACTTGTCCAGTAATCATATCATTGACTAACTGAATATGACTTTGAGTCAATTCATATGATAACATCTCTGTACTTCTTAAATTATAAACATCATTTAAGAACATTTGATATCTAACATCAAACATGTTTGTACTGTGACTGAATTTTTCGTAAAGAGGAATTACTCTTTTAACTCCAATTACTAAGTCATTAATAGGAATATATCGATTTGTAATATCGTCTTCAGTTATTTGGTGCTTGAGAAAAACATCCTCTACCGCATCAAAATGATAGTCACGATAAAACTCTAGTGCATCGTCTACACGATCTTCTACTTGTTCATCTGCGACATTTATTTGAATAACTGGAGAACCTAGTTTTCTAAGACAATATTCTTTAAATTCAGCTCTAGATGTAACTACGGCCATGTCATACCTCTCTTTTGATATGACTATTTATATGTTTTTTAAGTTAACCTTTTAATGGTTCTGTGGGTGGTGTAAAGTTTGCGGTATATCTTGCGAGTCCTTTAGTGATACGAACGTCAGACATATATCCTTGAAACAACTCTGTGTTGTCGGATCTACCGCCTATTGCAAGAGCGGTAGAATTATTATATACAGATCCACTTATAGTGGTACTATAACTGCTTACGCCATCTTTATAAACTGTCCAAGTATTCCCGCTTCTAGTTAAAGCTAGGTGATACCAAGTGTTTGTTGAAAGCGCACCAAAACTATTACTAACAGCCCAACTAGTTCCATTTGTAGATCCGTATAAGTAACCATTGCCATTTGAATTTCTATATAGAGCGAACGGAGAATAAATGCCGGAAGCGCCTTTGCCGACTAGGATCTGCCAAGTGCCTGGATCGCCAGTACAATAAACCCATAATTCAACAGTGAAATCAGCACTCCCCATTTCATAAAGATCATTATCAGGACTCGTTATATAATCTCCAGTTCCATCAAAATACATTGACTGTGAACCAGCAAACTTAACCTGAGTCGTTGAACCAGTAGCGTTTCCAAAGAGTTTTAGATTACTACTTTGGGACTTATCTATAATCGAAGCGTCTGTGCCTTGGATGTGTAACACCGATCCAGTTGAAGATAGAGGAGCAGTTGGTGGAGTAAATTCGTCAGTATAGTGTTCTGTTGGTAAAACCCTAATATCAGAAATATATCCTTGATAGTAATTCCCTGGCGATCCACCGTTTGCTGCATCAAATTCTGTGCCTATAGAAAAAGTACAATTTGATAATGCGGTGCTTGGTGACCAAGTTTTAGTTTTAGAAAGCTGGCCGTTCATATATATTTTAAGAACAGTTCCATTGTAGACTACTGCAAGATGGTTCCATGCATTGTTCTGTGCCTTTATGCTATAATTTTCGTCAACTCCAACATTCCACGTGCCCGTAGTCGCAATAAAAATATTAGCGCCGGATGCAACGGTATTAACACCAAAAACAACATCATTAATCGTTCCCCCAGTAGCTGGAGCAGCTCTTGATGGATTAACCCATGCTTCCATTGTCCACGGATCAGTAGTTGAAGTAAATCCATCAAGTGCCGTATCTGCCCGTAAATAATCGCCACTCCCATCAAAATAAACAGACCCGCCGTGATTAAC